TTCCTGATCTCTTGCTTTGAACTGATCAACAATTGCCTGTTCATCTGGTGTGAGTTCTTTATACTTTAATTTCACCATTTCACCATCACGCTCCACACGATATCTTTCACCAAAAATACCACTAATATGTGCCTTTTCAACACCTTGTTCTGTCATATCCTCTCTATTATCTTTTCTCGCATCTGACACTATTGAATCACCCAGTTTATCACCACGCAACCATTTGAATATATCAGTAGCACCTTTAATTGCTAGTATAATACCTCCTATGATCAAAGCAATCTTAGCAACAATGATAGCAGCACCCGCGATCGCAGCAATAACAGTTCCAATCGCAGATGCGATACCAATAATAGGCCCAATTATTCCAATCAAAGCAATCGCACCTAGTCCACCAAGAACCCATTTAAAATGCTTTGTAATAAAATCAAAAACTCCACCTAACTTCTCAAAAATTTCAGGTCTTGCTAAAAATTTAAATGCAGCATTTCCAACGATACCTAAACCTATCGCAGTCACAGCATCTAATAATTTTTGAAATATACCTTTTACAGGAGAAATTATTCCTTGAGATTGTTTTCCTATCTTATCATTAGTTTTCTTACCAGTTGCTTCTAATCCCTTCTCTTTATCTGCTTGATCCTTTTGACTTTCATCTTCACGAAGTTGAGCATTTTTAGAATCTTCATCTTGAACACGAGACTCATAATCAGACTTAATAAATTCAGCAATACCCGTCAAAACATTATTGATTTCTGCAATTTCTGATTTTTCTTTTTGGTGATTAACTTTATGTAATTTCTGTATTGTAATTATTTTTGTTATCTTCTCTGTCTGGACTTTGTTTTCTTCCTCCAACTTAAGTCCTGCATCTAATGCGTAAAATGCAGGAGAAAGTTTTGCTGGAGTTATCTTTGCCTTTTTAGATGCTTTTAATTTATCAAATTTTTTCTTAAGTTTTTGAAATTCTCTTAGATTTATATCTGCCTCTACCTCTGCAACTGTCTGTAGTTTCTTTGGTCTTCCCCTTCCTTTTTTAGGTGCATCACCTTCCCCTAACACCTCTTTCATAGGTGTTTTCTTTATGTCGTTAATTTTTGGTAATGCTTTCGCCACTATGAATTACGTTGTTGTGCTTTTAGATTTTCTTCTTCAATATATTGTTTCAAGAGAGTTACATAGACATCTCGTTCCCAAGGCATCATATTTTCTATCTCTGTCAAAGAGTATTTATGATGCTGAACCAAGGCAAAGTTAACTTTATAGTATGACTCCAGACTCATATGGGCCATACCTAGCTGAAAAAACTTGCCAGACCCTCCAATACAACTTCAGATTCAACACCAGTTTGAGGATTCGTAACCTTTAGTGTATGACTTAATTTAGGCATAGTTTTAAAGAACTGTTCAACCTCTTGGAATTGTTTGGTATTGAGTTGATCAATAAACGCATCGAGTTCCTCTTTTGTACTTTCAGATGCATCCCAACTTTCTTGATCATCATAAATCATATCAATACATGTTGATAGCATCGACATCGCTGCTGAAACTGATTCCTTCGCTTCTGCCATTTCAAAATCAAAATTATTCTCAATGAATTGATCTAATGTTGGATATTTCAGTTTCATAGAATACTTATCATCAAGTTGAACAATAAACTTATGATTTTTATCCTTTATAACTTTAATATCATCTATATTGATAGATGTCTCAACTTTAGTTTTACCATCATCAGGGCAGGTAACATTTACTTCAACTGTTTCACCAACTGATTTTGATCTTACATTTAAGAACAAATATTCAATATCAAAAGTAGGTAACTTAGTTACATCAATATTTTTTGTAATTAAACAATCACTAATAATTTGTATAATCGCGTCAGTAATTTGTTTTTGGTCTTCAGATTCCAAAGCAAGAACTAATATCTTCTCTTCACGGACTAAAAAAGGACGGTATTTAACTTTTTTCTTATTTGAAGGAAGAGTCAATTCATACGTTGGAGTATTAATCTTGGGTAATGGCATGATATTTTATTCAGTATTTTATTTATACTACATTATACAATGTTTTTTACTATGTGTCTACTGTCTCTGGTCTATTGGAATTATATGGTTCAGGCCTACTCTCACTTGATCTAAATGAGTTAAACAGATTTAAACCAGTAGATAAAAGACTTGGTTGTCTTCTTTTACGATTAACAACGTATCGATCATAGTTAAAACTCACAGATACCTTTAGTATATCAGCGTTTCCATATGTCACTGGTATCGGAGTGATTGACTTTGGAAATGCATTGATAAACTGATATGATAATGCACGATCAAGATTTTTTTCAAACTTAGAAATATACATCGAAGATACCTTATAAGTATCTGGATATCTCATTCTACGATAAAATGGTTTTTGCAAATCTCCAACTTCATTCTCTGCACCACTGGTTATATAATCCATCCATCCTTCAAATATTCTTAGTAGAGTATAATCCTTATCAACATAGAAAGAAAAATCAATATCTGTATATAATCTAGAATGAGCAAATTCTTGAGGGACACCCATGAAATTATCTTTGACTTCTGCAGTTGCTAAAGCAGTTGCAGGTAATGATGCATCAAAACATAGGATACCCATCTGACGAGAGATAAAATCATCTGCATTAAGTATTCCAAGATTATTTCGGATATAATTTACAATGCTTGAATTAAATCCAGCGAAGTGAACTTGATATTGATTGTTTAATGATAGGTTGCCAAAATTGACTTTGGCATCAGTCATTGTGATTCTTTGTACTAACGACACACTAAATACCTTTATGACTTTGTTTTTATATATTTATGTCATATAAAGGGAGATACTCACCATCATTCCCACGAAAGTATAAAGGAAACCCCTCAAACATCATTTATCGATCACTTTGGGAGAGGAAATTCATGGTTTACTGTGATTTAAATCAAAATATATTAGAATGGGGAAGTGAGGAGATTGTAATACCATATCGTTCTCCAATTGATAATCGAGTGCATCGATACTTTCCAGACTTTTATGTCAAATTAAAAGAGACAACAGGAAAGACTAAAAAATATATTATTGAAGTTAAACCAAAAAGACAAACAAAACCTCCATCAAGACCAAAAAGACAAACAAAAGGATATTTACGTGAAGTTTATGAATATGCTCGCAACCAAGCAAAATGGGAAGCAGCATCTGATTATTGTAAAGACCGTTTGTATGAATTTAAAATCATGACAGAGGATGAACTTGGAATCAAATGAATCGCATAAGTCCAGTATTAGATAAACTCATAGGTATCGAAGATCCTAGTGAATTAGTAACTCAACTAGAGGAAGTTATCAGTGATAGTGTGTCTCCTCCAGAGGCAGGTCAATTTTTTGTATTTTCGTATGTGCCAAAAAAAGCAGATACAAGTTTTGATGTTAATCCACTTGTCGCAGTCACAGAAGTATACTCTTGGGGATTTCGTGGAGTTAACTTTCATCATGGTCAATACCGCACTTATTCGTTCTCAAATTTGGTTGGTCAGACATATCGTGTCTATGCTGAAGAGATAAAAGATCTTCAGGCATTACCTTTTGGTAAAATACGTCTAAATAGTTAAAAAAAGAAATATGGTACTCGGTAGAATATTAAAACAAACGATAAGAGGGGGTGGATTTCGCTATCCATTAGAGGCCCTGACAGAAACGACTGACTATTTGCAGTTTACAATCGTAGAATATCAACCAACCAAACAAGCGTCTGGTGGTAGTTTAGTTGGTGCACCCGGAACTCGTCGTATTGGCCCAAACGGAACGAAAGATAAAGCAAAAAAAATTCTAGGAAGTGTAATATTACAAATGCCATCAAACATTCAAGATGGTAACGCTGTAGATTACGGTGAGAGTAAAATGAATACTCTTATGGGTGCTGCTGCTGGTTTAGTTGGTTCTGCTATTGAAGGTGGTGGTGAAGCATTATCAGCAATGTTAAAAGGAGATGAAGCAGGATATGAAGCAGCAACAAAAAATATGACCTCTGAGATGAAGAATACAGTTGGAACTGACTCTTCGATCATGGATGCTGCAGCACAATTTGCCAATGTCAAAGCAACATCTGCTGCCATAGGTGCTTTAGGAGGTAACGTATCTGCTGCGGATCTATTAGCAAGACAAACAGGTCAGATCTTCAACCCAAATATGGAATTACTTTTTAATGGCCCTACACTAAGAAGTTTCAATTTTTCATTTAAGATGACACCTCGAAGTCCTTCAGAGGCACAGGAATGTAAGAATATTATAAGATCATTCAAATCAAACATGGCTCCTAAAACTAAAAACACAGGATCAATCGGTGGATCGGGTATGTTTTTAAAAACACCAAATGTATTTGAACTTCGCTATAAAAAAGGTGGTAGTGATCATCCATTTTTACATAAATTCAAACAATGTTTCTTAACTAATGTTTCTGTCAATTATACTGGAGAAGGTGTATATACAACCTATGATGATGCAACACCAGTTTCAATGCAGATAGATCTTTCATTCAAAGAATTAGAGCCAATTTATGATGTAGATTATGATGATGCAGGAGGAGTTGGTTTCTAATGTCTTACTTTAGAGAATTACCTAATATTAAATATCCATCATTTCTAAGTGATAAAAATTCGTCACTTGAATACTTGGAAGTTAAAAACTTTTTTCGTCGTGTTCAATTAAGAGAGGATCTTCAAAGTAGTTTAACTGTTTTTAATAAGTATGAAATACCAATGGGAAGTAGACCTGATAATGTTGCAGAAGAATTATATGGTTCAGCATCATTAGATTGGGTGATAATAACCTGTGCAGGTATTGTTAATATTCGTGATGAATGGCCTCTTAATACTTCAGAAATTTACAACTATTCTGCAAATAAGTATGGTGAAAATATAGATGAAACAAGATATTATGAAACAAAAGAAATAAGAGATAGTGAGGGTCACTTAGTACTACCAAAAGGTAAAAAAGTTAATTCTAATTTTACTGTAAAATATTATGATAATATGCTTGGAACTTATGTGACAAAATCAGGAACAAATGTTAGAAATGGAATCTCCAACTATGTTCATGAAACAAGACTAAATGATAATAAAAGATTTATATTTGTGCTTAAAGAAGAATATCTACAACAATTCCTAAATGACTTTAGAGATATAATGATATATGGAAAGTCATCACAATTTGTGAATGATACAACAGTTCAAACAGAAAATTTAAATATATCCATGCCATAAAAAAAGGGAGGTTGCCCTCCCAAGTGTTTTAGTTTTCAGCGAGTCGTTGGAAATACGATAATGTATCGTCATCCTCAATTTCACTCGAACTTGAAGCAACAGATGAAACTGTTTCTCTTGTCTCTGCGACAGGAGTTGTCTCATACTCTTCTTCTTGAACTTCTGAATCTTGAACTGCTGGTCTAGCACCTCTCTTACCAAGAACATACTCTAGACGAACTTTAAGTTCATCATATGTCTTGAATTGTGCAGGTTCAACAAACTCAGAAAGAGATAACTCTTTCTTCCAGATTGCTTCCATTGCATCATCATCATCTAATAATGGTGATACAGCAGCGAACTCACTTGAATCATAATTACGATATCCGGCAACATTCTTTGCCTTTAACTTGAAGTTAGCACCCTGCCAGAAATCGAATGGATCGATTGCTTCTTCATCCTCGAACTCAGGTTGCATTGCTGCAGTGAGTTTGTCAAAGATTTTCTTACCATATTTGTATAAGAAAGTCTTACCTTCATTCTCTGGATTTGCAGGATCTTTCACAACATAGATGTTGGAAATATAGGTCAATTTGCGTTTCTGCTTTCTTGCCATTTCCTTACCGGCATCAGTTCCATTATTCCACAACTGGGAATTG